CCAGCCACTCAGGGGGATCGCCCTCCCTGGAACCGAAACTCTCCTGCAACTGCGCCGCCAGCCTCTCTTTCGACCAGCCCCCCATAGCCGCTTCGAGGATGACCGTCACCGCGTCCTCGTCCCCCATCTGGCGGTAGCGCCCCTGCGCGTTCTCCCAATAGCGGCCCAGGATAGCGAGGTGGGTTGGGCCGAGGATCGTGATCACTTGCTTGAAATAGTGGTATTGCTCGGCGTCCCCCATGAGGCGGCGCAGAGCATAGAGCGTGCGTCCGGCCCGCGCCCAGGTCTCGATCTGGTCAACGCTGAGACCGCGCTTGCGCGCAATGGCGAGGGTGAGGCCGGGTTTATAGAGACCAACGACGCGGGAGGCGAGGAGACATTTACGCCAGGACTTGCCGCGCTCCTGGTCTATGGCGGCTATCAGTTGTTTGGCGAGCTCGGCAGGCTTGCGGTCAGTCACTCAGGTCAGAGAAGCTGGGTCATAAACTCATCGAGGGCGTTGCTAACCGTCCCATCTGCCAGTTCCTGCCCCACAGGGATAGGCTGACTTAGGCTCACTTCCTCTCTGGCAATCTCATCGGCAATCTCATCAGCAGCCTCCCCGCTCCATCCATAAATCACGATAGCGATCTTGCTGTATTTCTCGGCCATTCTAATCTCCGGTCAGGAACTCGCTGAGGTCGCTGTCAATCCTGACCCGCGGCTCCTCAGATACCGTCACAAAGTCCGGCTGCAATTCCTTCGCTGCCTTCTCGAATGCGCGCTTGTCCAGGCTCAAGAGGTTGACGAGTTCGTGATCAACACACCACCCCAAGGCCAGTCCTTGATCATAGGAAAGCACCGTGTACTCGGCTATCTTGCAACCGGGCAAGTTCGGGATGCCTTTCATTTGGTAATCAGCCAATGCGGTTTCACGCAAGAGCGCCGCGGCATCCGCTTCCCCGTCTTGAGCCACTTTCAGCGCATCGAGAGCCGCCTTGTAGTGATGCCATTCCGGGCTTTCGTGTAGGCTTGCTTCAACCGCTTCCAAATCATTCTTCTTGTGTTCGAGAGTTTTCCGCCACAAAGCCAAATCTTTTACAAATTTCTCATCCATTGCCTTGCTCCTCAACTTGCGATAGTTTATTCTTTCGCATCCACGCCTCCATCCTCTCGGATTGCGCCAGCCTTTCCCGCTCGCATTGGGCGCAGGAGACCTCGTGCTCCACCAGTTCCTTTGCAACCTGCTGAACGAGACGGGCAGCGTGTTCGCGTGTCCTTGAATTACGGCGGCTACCCTCATAGTAGGTAATGGCGTACCCGCAGCGTTTGAAGATCTCGGCGGCGGTGAGGCATCCCTGCGGCTGCCTGCCGATGGCGACGTTCATCCGGCGATCCCAAGCTCGTCGGCCAACTCCCAATATGCCTCCGTGTAATCATGGTTGTTCTTCGCGAGCATCACCTGCCCCTTGCTCTGGGGTATCCCGTTCTCCTTCACGAAATCCCAATACATCGAGGAGTTTTTGTGTGCGCGCTCATCGCTGTTGCTGACTTGCGCCTCCTGTTTCTTCGGCTTCGACTCTGCGGCAGCTTTTGCTACTTCGGCTTCAATTACCTCCTCGCCGTCCCCATTCTCATAGCCGTTGCCCTCCGGCAGGAATGCGCCGGCGGGGGAGGCGGGCAAGCTGGTGGCATAGCTCTCGGCAACCTTCGTGCGCACCCACTCCGGGTTCGCCTCTAGGTGCAGCAGCCACTTCTCCACACGGATGCGCTCGCCTCCCGCACCCTTGCCCTTCGGCACGGAAATCTTTTTCGGCTTGCGGTATAGGTCGATCAGGATGCGGCTCAGGCTATCATTCCCCGTCACCTGCGCGTTCGTCCATTGCAAGGCGTCCAGGTTGCCCGAAATCTCGGCGATGTCCCAGATCGAGGTCGTGTGTACCGTGAAGAAAGCCAACCGCCCAAGAATGGGGAGAATAACTTTTAGGCGGCCCGCCGGAGTTGCGTAAAGCGGAATGCGTTTGCCCTTCTGGTTCATGTAGTGACCCACCGGCGCATCGGGGTCAAACACGCGCAGCTTCCCGTCCGCATCCCGCCAATCCTTGACCAGCACCTCCAGCGTCTCCGGGTCCTTCAACTTCTCGAAATAATTCAGAGTGAGGTCAGCCTCGGGCAGGGGACAGATACCGGCGCGGGCCTTCAACTCGCTGGCGGTATACGCCTCATAAGCCGCTTCCCAGCAGCGGTCACGGTCAGGGAACGGCAGCCAAATTTGGATCTTCGCCGGTTCGCTGCCGTAATGCTGCTCGAACACGCGCTGCGCCTCGCGCTCGGCCTCGGCAAACACTACGCGGAAATAGGTCAAGTCCTTGCCGGGTTGGTCTGCCCTGGTTTTCTCCTCGCCCTTGCGTATCTGCCCGATCTCCGGGAACGCCATACCCCTGTCAGTAAGTCCTACGATTCCAGACATTTCTTCCTCCAATCAAAATCCGATTTCGTGGATAAGCTCCTCGGCGCTTTTCTTTTCACCATCATCCGGCGCCAATTCAGGATAATTGCGCTTGACCTCGCCCGCTTCCAGCCCGCTCTCCAGCTTCCGTTGCCGAGCCCACTCCCGGCTCACGTAGCCGCGCGTCTCCAATCCACAATTGAAGCAGAAGATCAGGTCAATGTGCGGCTCATCAGACGGTTCCACCTTCAACTCGCCCCAGCAATTGGAGCAAACCAGAGTTCGTTTTATCCTGGCCGCCTTGTGGTCAGGGTGCAGAAGATGCTCAGGAAAGCCGTCCATCCAACCTCCGTTCCAGTGCGGAAATCGTGAGCGCCAAGCGGCAACCACCGTTGTGACCATTGCCGTGATAAGCAAAACAACCGGGGCAGTAAACGCCGCCATCCCATTGTACCCACTCCACGCTCCTCAGCGTCGCCAACAACTCCGCGTCCGAGAGCAGCGAGGGGGTAGCTTCCTCTGTCGTGTATATGACGGTGCCTTCGGGTAACGCAGCAGCTTCGTCGATTGGATCAAGACGGCACTGCGCACCCCAGGATTCGATGTCGTGCTCCACGGCTTTTCCGGTGAGGGGGTCAATCAGTATCAGGGTCATCGGTATCCTCCAAATCGGCGAGGGCATCGTTGGCATCTTCCCACCATGTTTGAAGCGACGATAATTCAACATAGATATATCTGTCCTCGTCAGTTGTTATTTCTTCGGGATGGTAGTGATCGCCAATGCCGTTCCGCAGTTTCTTCAACAAATTCCTTTGCCCCCTTATTTGGGCGATGAGGGCAGGGACATCTTTGCTAACCATTTCGGCAGCGGACATTCTGTTGTCATGTAAATAATTCCCCAAATGCTTTGCTCTGATCTCAATCTCTTTTAGGTTCATCCAGGCCTCCTCAATCGAATTGCGGAAGCTTCTCGCCATCCCACCTACAGTTAGGACACTCGACGGCGTGAATGGCGAGGATTTGTTTCTTATGCGCTTTGACGTAAGCCTCCCACGCTTTGTCATAAGCCTCCCGCGCTTTGTCATAAGCCTCCCGCGCTTTGACGTTAGCCTCCCACGCTTTGGCGTAAGCCTCCCGCGTTTTGGCGTAAGGCTCCCACGCTTTGGCGTAAGCCTCCCGCGCTTTGTCATAAGCCTCCCGCGCTTTGGCGTAAGGCTCCCACGCTTTGGCGTAAGCCTCCCGCGTTTTGGCGTAAGGCTCCCACGCTTTGGCGTAAGCCTCCCGCGTTTTGGCGTAAGGCTCCCGCGCTTTGGCGTAAGCCTCCCACGCTTTGGCGTAAGCCTCCCGCGTTTTGACGTAAGCCTCCCACGCTTTGGCGAAATATTTCGGAATAGCCAACTGCCTCTTGGCGGGCCGCATTAGCGTTAGCCGTTCAAGCCGCTCACGCTCTGGTTTTTTCGTGCCGATTTCAACCGCGCGCTTGCAAAACTCCTCGAATAGCATCGGCCAATATAGCCGAGACGCCGGTTGGTGCCAGGGGTGCCAGATGAATTTCAGCCCCGCCCACGGCTTTGGGAAGGGGACATCGTATTCTTCGTAAATCTCGCGGGCTTGCTTCTCGGTTTCGGTCATCGCGTCTCCTCGTTATTTTGCGGATGTCTGCCAAATTCTAGCATATCTCCTCAATCCTGTCAAGTGACTTGACAACCTGTTTCTTTTGTGATATTCTTGTGCCGAGATGAAACCCTACGAAAAAGCCATTGCGCAACGAACCCTATTCAAAGAGTATCTCAAAGCCTTGATGGCCGAGCGCAAGGAAACGTTCCGCAAGTTCGCGGCCTCTCTGAATTCGGGGCTGCCTGAGGACGCCTGCATAACTCATGCCACCGTACATGCGTGGTCACAGGGGAAGTACATCCCAGGCCGGAATTACTTTGCCCTCATCATGGCCTACTATGAAGACGGTTCCTGGCAGCGCGACTTTGGCCGCCGCGGGCTTGAGATTCTCTATCCGGGCGGAGCGCTGTTCTAATGGAAAATGAAATGCTCGGCCACGATGTCCTCACCCACGAAGGGCCGGGCACGATTGTGGGATTACGCTACGGGTACGTTCTGCTCGTCCGGCTAGTTATCGCTTACGTTGTGCGCCTGCAAGACGGCGAACTCGTGCTGTGGAAGCCGAAGGCCTAGCCTTGCGCCCCGCCCGCGACGTGGTACAATGTCTCTATCCGCTGCCGCCAGAAGCCCGCTTTGGTGAGGTTTTCGGTTCGTCCATTTAGGTGGCGGCGGAAACCGGAGACCTCACCAAAGCGGGTTTTTCGTTGGAGCGAGCAATGCCACAAATACAAGGCCTGACCATCCGCGAGGAAACAACCGAATACGTCACGGAATATGGGCAGCTAAAAGAAAAGAAATTACCGCCTTTCATCAAAATGGACGTTACCTTTCGAGAATCATTGAGCCTTTTATCGGATGCCTCTCTTTCCGTTTTTATCTGCATTGCCCTTCACATCAACGAAAAAAGCGAGTCTTTTCCCTCCTACGAAACCATAATGGCCGAGACCGGATATTCCAATCGCTCAACGATCAAGAGGGCACTGGACAAACTGGCCGGTCTATCTCTAATTCAAATAACTCCAGGGGGGGGACGAGGAAAGCCCAACACCTACCAGATAAAACGATTTATGTCCTATGGAAAGAGTCCGAAAAGCGGACAGAATAGAGGGGGAGAAACAGTCCAGTCTGTGAATAAACAGTCCGTTTCGCAACAAGAAACAGTCCACTTAGTGAGACGGGAAGAAGAACCAATAAGAAGAACCAATAAGAAGAAGAACCAGGGGGGTGGCTTCGCCCCACGCCACCCCGCCGTCCAGGCTTACACCGATGGGGCGAAATGGAACGCCAGCCCTCCCCAGGCGGAGGAAATCATCAAAATCGTGGGGGAAGAACCAAACGACATCGAGTTCTGGTATTCCGTTGCTCGAGCCTACGTTCTCGCCGGCTGGAACCGCAGCAACGTGGGCGCAATGCTTGACTACTACCAGCGCCGAGAGCTGCCCGGAACGAAACAGAACCGCTCCACCAGCAAGACCGCCCGGAACATGCAACTGCTGAAAGAAGTCATGGAGGATCGCGAACGTGGCGAAACCGAATGAATTAGACGCCGCCATCGCCCTGCTCACCGGCGCGTTCCCCAACGTCCAGGTCGAGAAGGGTACGATAATCGTTTACCAGAAATTCCTGGCCGACCTCGACCCCGAGCTCATGATCCTGGCCGTGCAGACCGCAATTGCGCGTCATCCCTATGCAACCTGGCCCACCATCGCAGAAATCCGCTCCGTGTATGCCGAAATCTCGAACCCCGACGTGCCCTCCACCGCCGAGGCCTGGGGGCAGGCGATTGCCGAATTGAACTCCTACAGTGGGTATCCCTCGACTCACCCCCTGGTGAAGGCCACTCTCAAAGCAATGGGGCGGCAAACCATCATGCAGTACGATAACATGGGCGTGTTGTATGCCCATTTTAGCAAAGCCTACGAGCAGATCGTAGCACGCGAGAAGCAGAACCTCACCATGCTGCCGGAGGTACGTGAGCACGTCGCCAGATTGAACGAAGGCAATCCCGTCCATAAGCAACTTGAAGCCCTGGCCGCGAGCAAGGCGGTCGAGCAGGAGAGAAGCGAATGAGCACCAAGAAGCTAACAATCCACATCGAACTTGAAGGACTTACGGAAGAGCAAGAAAATGAGCTTGACCGACTATATGATAAATTCCTGAATTATGCGGAGAGCAAAGGATTGGCAACAGAACGCAGCCACATTGTTGCTACGATGGAGGATCTGTCGGAGTCCTCCAATGACTGACCCCCGAACCGAACCCGATCTGGACGCCCGCGTCGCAAGGGCGCAGGGGTGGGTGTTATCAGACGATGGCCGCGATTGGGTAATGCGGGATGCTCCCAATTTGATGAGTAAGCGGATACATCCGGTGGCACGCTACCACCCCTCCCGCGACCCCGCGCAGGCGCTCGCGTTCTTGCGAGAAGCATGTAACAATGCCGATGTTCAGGATCGCCTAACTGAAATTCTGGGTCGGAGATACTCAACAATATATTTATTACTTTCTAAGGATTTTGCTGAGCGGATTTGCGAAGCCGTCCTCGCGGCTGTGGAGCACAGCGATGACAACTAATGAAGAGATTGCCCTGCTCCCAAAATGGGCACAGGAAATATATGGCCGGAAATGGGGCAACACAATCCCGAAAATGCTCGAATCTTGGGCATCCGCTCTCGCCGAGAACGCCATCCTCAGACGGATAGCGGAGGCGGCGCAGGTGGACATTCAAAAAATTGTTGATTGGGCCGAGGCCTATCCGCTGCAAGTATTCCAGGAATTGGATAAGCAGGAATGGGAGGAGGTTGCCCGTGTTTTGAAGGAGCAGGGAGCACCATCCCTTGCTAGGATTTCGGCCTCGAACATGCGCCACGTGATTGAGGGAGTAAGGAAACATGCACAGGACGCCCTCTCCGCCCTGGATGGCGAGAAATGAATCCACGCGAACTCATCCTCGGCATCCTCAAAAACCACCGGAGCCGCGATACCCGCATCAAACGCAATGCCCTCGTCTCCCGCGTCGTGTTCCTGCTCCTTGAAGCCGACGAGATAGACAATCTCGAATATAGCCACTTCCTCTCAGATAGCCGTTCCGAGGAACACTGGGATAGAAAGGTACGCAAATGGATCGAGGAGTTGCGCCTGACCAACGAGGGCTGCTATATCTTCGCCACCTCCGGCGACGGCGGCGGTTATTGGCTCGGGACCCGGCAGGAGGTGGATGAGGTGACTTTGGAGACGCTGGCGAAGGCGGAGCGCATGAAGCATAATGCCTACGAGCAGCGTCGCCTCGCCAAACTGCCCGTGCCGAAGCCGGTGCAGGTACAATTACCTCTTGAAATTGTGGAAGGAGCTCAAGATGTTTACAACCGATAAACAGAAGAACAGAATGAGGGGCGCCGTCGCCCGCCTCAATCTCTACAACCCCACGAGCAAGAAGTTCAGCCCTGCCAACTTTGACGTCTCGCGCCCGGATTGGAATGGCGGCAAGGTGCATCTGGTCAGGATGTCGGGCGACAAGGCATATCGCCTCATCGAAATGGGTTATACCGTTAGTCCGGCGGCAGACCAGTCCACGCGTGCACAACCAAGACCACGGCGCGTCCCTCTCCAAAAACTCGAAATCGACAATGCCGTGGGCATGAACGGCAAGTTGACACCGTGGCCGTGGCCGAAGAAATGATCCCCCTCACTCTCGACCTCAATTCCCTCCTCCCCGCCTACAAGTCCGATGCCCCGTAAACTAGCTTACCAGCCTAAGCGCGCCGACGCCAATCAACCCCGGGTTGTCGCCGCCCTCCGCGCTGCGGGAGCGAAAGTGTGTCACCTCCATGCTGTCGGAGGCGGTTGCCCAGATCTGCTCGTGGCGTTCCGTGGCCGCTGGGTTCTCATCGAAGTCAAGGATGGGGCAAAGCCGCCCTCGGAACGGAGGCTAACGCCCGCGGAGGAAGCATGGCACGAGGAGTTCAGCCAACACGCGCCGGTATACGTTTGCAACGATGTGGACGAGGCGCTGGCGGCGATTGGGGCAGTGGAATACGATGCTCGCCCAGAGTGACGCCTTCCGCCTCCTGTTTCGGGACGGGTGTAAGGACGGAGGAGTACTGTGAGTGAATTTAGAAATAGATCGCCCCTTGAACGTCTTGATAAGCCACATGGTCAACAACGACAATGGGTATATCCAGATGATATTTCGGCAGGGGGTGAATGTTCGGATTGCGGAGCGGACTATGGAGATGAGGGTTGGGCTGATTTGATCGTACCTGACGATGTTTGGGAAGCAATCAATCCAACTCCGTATCCTGGGGCAGGAGTATTATGCTGTAACTGCATACTCCGCCGCCTGAAATTCCTGGGCATGGAAGAAGTGCCGATGTATTGGGGTAGTGGCCCATTTTCTAGGACTGGCGAAACACCATCATGGAAAAAGAGAAACGATGCGCAACCATAGCGGCCTCCCCGCGGCCTGCGCGGGATGCATGCTCATCGCGATTTCCATTCTTCTTTTTGTTCTATGCATCCTGTTATTCGCGGCTTCGATATGGTACGCCGGGGCGGGGGCGTGACGGTGGCGAGATAGATTATGTTAGGATATAATTTGCTCATCACAAAAAAGCACTCGCGCGGTGTAAGCCGCCGAGTGCGTGGCTCAACAAAGAGGATGTCGAGCATGAGCATTTTACCATCAGAATTCCAAAAAATCCTTCAAAGCGAACATATTGTTTTATCTGATCTCCTCGAAAAGATAACCGGTATTTACGGCATAAGAAATCTCGAAACAAAAAGGGTTTATGTTGGTCAATCAATCAATATTCTCGCACGCATATTGGATCATACTAACAAACTTCATAATCGAAGACATCCCTGTCTCCGACTTCAAGATGACGTGGATATATTTGGTCTTCGAGTTTTTGAGGCCTATCTCATTGATGCGCCCGTCCAAAAACGACACCTTCTGTATCTTGAATCTCAAACTATTTGCAATATTCTAAATCAAGGAGGAAGTGTTTATAATTCTAGTTGGTCTTTTTGTCATCCCCTTCACGAAAAATTTTATTTGAAATATAAGGAAACCGCAAAAATTGGATATAAAAAGGACAACTCACCCCTCCCTAATATGCCTAAATGATGTCAGGAAGGCTTTTGGCAGGGTTTGGCAGTAAAATAAGATATGGCAGATGCTACAAAGCATTTACTCGACGAATTGCGCAAAATTGTCATACAAAAACGAGGCAAGGATGAGAGCCTTACCGAGACTTGCAAGAGGGTTGCAAGTGAACTTGGGAAAACTCTTGACCCCCCCCGCACTTGGTCGGCGAGTTACTTTCTTTCTCTTTTGAATGGGACAGTCGCATTGAATAGCCGCTATGTCAAAACAGCAATAAAAAGATATTTGAACGGGAACAAGAGACGCCAATATCCCGATACTATCACCATCCGCTACCCCCCAATCGACGGCAAGCCCGACCCCCGCCGCGCCCGCGCGCTGTCCCTGAGCATGGAGCAGAGGCGCGAGAGATTAGATAAGGAGTCCACATGAACGGAATGCTTTACCGAGACGAGCTGGTTGCGGAGGCGCTGGGCTTCCGAGAACTTAGTCCTGACTGGATGCTCCGGGACGGGGACGATAGAATTTACAGAAAGTCAGCGCTTTGCTTCTGCTCCGAGGCCACCCCCGAAACGGAGTGGATGTGCATTGAGCATATTCGGTTTTTTGAACAGGATGAATGGGATAGGTTCAAAGCGGCATTGCTAAAAATCCTGTGCGAGTCTCAGCCCACCATTTATCCCGAAGATGCAACGATTGAATTATGGCTTCGCTTTGGACTGAACCGTCCCGGCGACCTCGCCAACGCCATCGCCGATGTGAAACAGGCCGAGGAGGTCAAGAGTGAGACTTCTTGATATATGGTATCGGACGCTCGGACACCCACAACGTGCCCTGCGGGTAGAAAAACAATCTGATGGGTGGCGGTTCTGGTATCACGACAAAGATCTGAAGCGCCGCGAAGTCAGCCAGCCAATCACGGAGGAATTGGCGCAATTCCTGATTGAGACGTTTCAACTGGTTCAATGGAAGCGGGCCGAGACCGCCGCGGAGTTTGAGGAACTTAGAATTATGATTGGCCCGTATCCTGATTTGCTGGAGGAGCAAAAATATGCACGAGCCGATATTTGAACGTCGCTACATAGTTGGTATAGGAGATATCGTAATGACCACCAGAGGGAAAGGCCATGTGGTTGGTTTCAATAAGTTTGTCCCTCCCGGCTTCTACTGGGGCGAGAAGACTCGTATCGACGGCATCTATGTGACCATTGAGGGAAACACGATAGAGTTACAACCCAATGAAATCCTAGAAGTAATTCGGGAAGCCGAAGATGTCTGACCTCACGCACCGCACCGACACCGCCCTCGCCGCTGTCCGTCTCTTGGCCGCAGTCAAGGTCTCACCGATAGCTCGCATCGAAGCCCTCGAAACCGTGCAGGAGGAGATTGAAAAGCTACTGGCGCAACTGGACGACGGCGAGGAGATCGAGGAGGATGACGTCGGCTGATCTCGTCCTCACCCTTCGGCGCGGGAGCATCCTATCCACCACCTAACCCAGGAGTGTACTGCGATGTCAAGCTACCTCTCAAATAGCTCCTGCGCCGCAAGGCGTGGATGATACACGCCCACATGAGCCTGGTAATTCCCGCCGGCCCGCCCAACGAGTGGTGTGAGATGCAGGCGGGAGGTTGCAGGCAAATACTATGAACCGCCCCAATGACCGCCAGCTCTGGCAGAAAGAGGACTACATGAACCGTTGGAGAAACAACCGCCTTCGCGATTGGGCACGCATCGCTTTCCTACTTGTCATGGGCTATCTCATCTTCGTCCTGGTCATCGTCCAGATCGAGTTACCCCCGCTTTACCAGACCCGAGCCGCCCTCTGTGCGCTGCCGTTCCTGCTGGCCGGTATCATCATGGGCGCAGTGGTGATGCGGGCAAGACACTAGCGATTATTTCCCGGACGCCGGCGGCCACCCTTCCTCCCGCCGGCAGAAATGGAAAGACCCTCGCAAGAGGGTCTTTCACGTTGAGGAGGAGAGGAAGAAAAACTCTTACTTTTTGGACTTGCTCGTGGCCGCCATCAGCCTGCCCGTAAGTTTCGATAGTCCGGGCGTGACGAATGGCGAGACCCAGTTCGCCCAAAGCCAGTAGAACAGCGAGGCGAAGAACGCCACGCCAGCCGGGACCAGGGCTTCCTCGAAGCTCCCAATGTCCAGGCCGCCGCCGGAGAGGAACGAGCCAATCAACACCACGATTTGAGCCGCGGTGTCCTGGCCGACCACGCCGGTAGCCTTGAGAAGCTGCACCGCCACGAACAGGAAAAACGCGACCGGCACAACCTCGGCGGGAAGTGATTTGATCACCTCCCAAAAACTTGCGAAATCCATCTTACACCTCCGAAAGAGTAGTGGATTGCCTTTTACAACACTTGAATAAGGCCATAGATACTATTTGCTCTGCCCTCCCCAAAGAGCCGAAATGCCGGAGATCACGCCGGAGATCACGCTCGAGGCCAAGATCGCAATCGTCGTCCAGCGTTTATCGCTCGCCTGCAAAGCCTCGATATCCTCGGTATTATCGGC